TGCAATTTATGCACAATTGATTCAAGCAGGCCCATTGTTCTATCAAGGCGCACAAGAATTTGTAGCATTGAATCAACAACAAAAGAAAACGAAAACAAGAGAAGAATTAATAGAAGAAGGTTCTAAATTTACTCAAGCTTTTGATAGTAATATTGAAGCAATGAATTATGCAGTAGGCATATATGAGGATAGCCCAATTGTAAAAGCAATAGATGACATGAGTAGTACTAATTATGTTATAGATGATCTAACATCTACACCAATTAATTTCGACAATATGCTTGCTGTCGAACCAGTAAATTTTTATGACCAACTTTTAGAACAACAACGTATTTTGAACAATGGTGGCACCAAAAACAATGATACGAAAATAAATACTGTAGTCGATAATTCAGTACGTAGCAATAGAGTTACAGCACCATCTACAACAATTGTAATGAATGATGATAAAGTTAGAGATTTTCATCCAATTTTACGCAATACTGAACGCTCATCATTAAGAGCATATTCTTTAGCAATGAGATAAAAAATCCCCTCAAAGAGGGGATTAAATTACATCAAGGAGAAGAAAAACAGTAAATCAATCTTGAGCTAATTTTTCAAAATAACTTAGATCATCATCTTCATCATTATCCCAAGATTGATTGTTTTTTTCCTTTTTAATTTCAGCAGGCTTCTCAGCCTTCTTCATTACAGAAACAAAAGGTTTTTCAGTTACTACATCATCTTCTAGATTCAAAACCTTATTCAATCTTTTTTTCAAATCGTTATACGATTTGAAATTACTTTCGCTAATAAATTCAGAAAGTTTGTGTTGTGCTTTCCAAATTCTCTCAAGTTCATCATCATCTTCAGAAAGGGCTGTGGGTGAATCAAACTCAGACTTGTCATAATTCTGATAACCTTCTACTTTACGAATCTTGAGTTTAAAGTTAGCACCTTCCCATAGATCAAATGGATTTACAGGTTTTTCATCTTCAAATTCTGGATTCATTAAATCGTTCAACTTGTCAAAAATTTTCTTACCAAACTTGAACAAAAAAACTTTACCTTCGTGATCAGGATTTGAAGAATCTTTTACAACATAGATGTTACAAATATATTGAAGTTTACGTTTTTGTTTGCGAGCAGTTTCTTTATCAGATTCAATGCCTGAATTCCACAAAATAGTATTGTGTTCAGAAACAGGATCTTTTTTGTTTAGTGTAGTGAGAGAGTTTTCAATGTACCATTGACCAGTAGGCCCTTGAAATGAGTGAGAAAACAATTGAATCCAAGGCATATCTTCACCTTCAGTCGCAGGTAAAAAGCGAATGATTGCCATACCATTTCCTGCTTTATCTACTGTTGGTTTCCAGAATCGAGTGTCCTCGTAGGATTTTTTTTCATTAGACTTATCGTTTAATTTATTAACTTGTTCGGTTAACTTCTCCAAATCTTTTGTGCGAGATTTACGAAGTTCCGTGAATGTATTTGCCATCGTATTTCCTTTGTATTAAAATGTATTGATTGTATTGTTTATTTGTTGCATACTTGTATCATGCTCAACTACAGTGGTATATAGTTGCTCAAGATTCTCTTTTGGCTGAAGAAGAACACAAATTTGTGATTTTTTCCTCACCTTTACCCCCGCATTACCACCTCCTTCAATACTCTTTTCATTTTGAGTAGATCGAACTTTAAGAAGGGCTGGTACTTTTTGCATAATTTACTTACCTCTTTATAGATTGGATCATGAATAAATGTGTCAGTTTTTTGCATAAACTTTAGTATTAAATTGAGTATTACAAGAGTTTCGATACTAATCTCTTTTCTTAGATAGAGTTTAATAATTCGTGGATGATCTCCGTTTATACTTTCAAAGCATTGATTAAATTCATTCATTTTGTAATCTGCAAGAAACTCTATCTCATTTTTGAAATGATATGTTAAAGATTCTTGTTTTTTCTTCCAATTTTTGTATCGTTCCTCTGCTTGATCCGAGAGTAGCTCTCCTACCCATATCTTTGTGTCAAACAGAAAGTTCGATATCAAAAAATTTTCTAAGTAAGCATCTTTTTGATTACCTAGTTTTGCAAAAAATATTTTATCCTTTCGATTTAAAAAAGCATCATGACTTACCTTAATTTTCTTATTATACTTGAAGTAGTCGTAGTTGTCAAGTAAAAAATGATTCTTTAATGTGGTATAAATCTTGTATGCGTCAAATGCGTCCATTCTCATAGTGGTAACTTAGCAGTTTTGGACGTAATCATTTTACTTTTAATAGCTTCACTCTCCATAACATTTTTCATTTTGTTAGAAATGAGAGATGCTGCGGTTTCTATTTCTAGATTATTTTGTTCACAAAATAAAAGAACGGCATCGATCATAGTGATGGGGGATTTAGACTTCATGAGTTCTTTGATTTTGTTTTCAAATTCTTTTGAAGTTAGAATTTTAAGATTCATAATTTATTTCTTTTGTGTTCTATCATGTGTCAGGGTGAATATTTCTTTAGAATCATTATCTATAATTACATGCCATATAATATCTTGATGCTCTAGCATTGATATAAGTTTCGGAACATTATTATATCTTGCTAATGATGTTATAACATGAAATTTCATTTAGTAAATCTTTACTTCAGGGCATGGTACAATCATTCTTCCACCAGAGTTTAAGTAATAATCCTTACGCATTAAAAAATCATCAATGAAATGCCATGGTAAAACAAGAAGAAAATCTGGTTTTGTTGCTCGCATTTCTTCTTCACTTATGATAGGTATGTGCGTACCAATAGTTTTTAAACCAAATTTATATGGGCTGCGTTCAGCAATTGCTGTAATGTGACTTTTATTTAAACCAAAATATTGAAGAAGTGTATTACCTTTTGTACTTGCACCATAGCCATAGATTGTTTTGCCGCTCGCTTTTACATCATTGATCACATCAAGTAATTCATGTTTCATTTTTTTTAAGCATCTTTCAAAATTATCCCATACACTGAGCTTTCGAATGTTGATAATATTTTGTTCATATGCGAGAATGCTTGCGATTCTAGTTTCACATACATCGCGTAGCGGTGCAGAACCAAATTTTGCAGAATTTGCATTTAGCTTTCTGAAATAGATTCTAAAACTACCACCATTGGTATCATTTAAAGAACAATCTACACAATTGAATCCGATACGAGAAAACAAACCAATTATTGATGTCAAATCGTAATAGTAAACATGCTCATGGCAAATGTTATCAAATGCCATTTGTTTAATCATGAGTGGTGTATAACTCATTTGAAGAACTACAACGCCGTCATCATCCAAAATATCATACATGCTTTGAACAAATGGTTGTGGATCATCCAAATCATAGAACATTGCAATGCATGTAATGATTTTTGCTTTTTTATATTTTACGGTTGTTTTATTCCATGCATCTTTAGAGAAATAATCCTGAATGATTTCACCATGATTTGATGATTCTTTGAAATAAGAATCATCACAAGGATCAATACCAATGCGTTTCATATAAGGTGGTGCATAACTTAGCAATGTACCATCATTACATGCAATGTCTAACCAAATATCATCTTTTTCTGGTTTGACTCTTGGTAAAATTTCGTTAACAATTCTATATAATTCAGCTTTCATGCTCGTATTGATACCGCTTCGATACCAATATTGGCCCCACATAGAATCTGGTGATGCTAAATCATGAAGTCGCGCTGCTCCCAATTTATCATCTGACCATATATCTAAACTATATTTTTTGCGTTTTGATGTATCATCTTCACTCTTTACAAAATCACTTACATAGTGTTCACCTAAACTTACAAATTTCATATCACTATTCCTTATAAGATTTTTTTTCTATGATATTTGTAGAGGCTTAATAAAATTTACATGATTGTTCTTCAGCCAGTTTTCGAACTGCTTCAAGCATATGTAATAACATACTCTACTTTTTAATTGCAACTTATCTTTTTAACTCCCCAAAAATATAGATCCTTACTTCGTTCATTTGTATTGAATTGAAATTTAGAAAAGAGCTCAGTTAAATTAAATTTATCATAGAAATCTTCTTTCGTCAAGTTTCTATAATAATTCCACCCCTTTGCAATTGTTAACGGAGAATCATTAGGAGTAGTTCTTTTTGTGCCGTGTTCAGGCCGACCTGTTGTTGCGCATGTCATGATAATTAATCCATCATCTTTACATAGCCTTAACATGTTTTGAAATGTTTCGCACCAAAATGGATTGTGTTCAAAACACTCGCACGTTATTACAGTGTCAAATGTGTTGTCTGGTGCGTTATATTCTTGTCCTTGACAAACAATATCTACACCTGGACCAAGTCCTATATCAATACCGATGTACTGACAATTATCAAAAAAATATCTAACACTACCATTAACGTTTAAACTACCGACTTCTAACACTTTCTTTTCTTTGAATTGTGAAGGAAATATTCCTTTCACAAAATTGACAAAATTCATTTGTTCAGGATGTGACATATCTTAAATCCTTTAAACATTTAACATTCAAAATCATCGTGACATTGCCATTCATTTAGCAGGTAAGTGTGTAATTGTTTACCTTATTATGCGGAAGTGCCAAAATAGCGTAGGTAATTATAGTTCATGATATAATCTTTCAAAGAGGGGATGAATTGCTTCATCCCCATTGCTGCTAATTACTTCTTAGCGGCTTCTTTCTTTTCTTCTTTCTTTGCCTCTGGCTTAGGGGCATCCTTCTTTACTTCAGCTTTTGGTGCTTCAGCTTTAGGAGTTTCTTTCTTTGCTGGCTCAGCAGCAAAAGCGATAGTTGCGAAAAGAGTCATGATAGTTGTAATTAAATGTTTCATAAAATTTCCTTTAACGATTAAGATTAAAAAAACAAATATTTTGGTTCGCTATCATAAGACAATCCAAAGTCAGGTATGCCTGACGGGTGTTGCCGCCGACTACAACTATCCAAAATAGTGCTGATTGATTCTGTTGCCAAGTTCAATCAGCAAAACTCCGGTCAGCGGTTAAGCTGCCAATGCAAATCTTTCATCATTTGCGTTTACTTCTTTTGCTTGATTTACGGTCATCGCCTGCCGTGCTGTCCACTCCGTTACTTTTTGCTCTGTCGAAACCATTTCATCCCCATCAAAAACAATCCTTCCCACAGTGCTGATCAGATTGTTTTTGGTGGAGATGGGGGCTTCGAAGCCCCGTCCAGAACACTTTTCTCTTCGCTTCATACAGCAATTCATTAAACCGAAAAACTACTGCCACATCCGCATGTTGTTTTTGCATTTGGATTTGAAATTACAAATTGTGAACCGTGTAATTTGTCTATTTTATAATCTATAGTTGCTCCATCAAAATATTGCATACTTATTGCATCTACTAATAGATCTTCAATTATAAGATCGTCTTCATTCTTTTTTTCTTCCATAGTAAATCCATAGTTAAATCCTGCACATCCGCCACCAGAAATAAATGCTCTTACATATTTTGCAGTTGGTTCATCTAGTAAAATTTCTTTAATTTTTTTCTGTGCATCTTGAGTTACGATAAGCATATTTAATTCCTAACTACAAACACATTTTGATTGATAATTTCTAATTGCTGCCTTAATTGCATCTTCAGCAAGAATACTACAATGAATCTTTACAGGCGGCAATGCTAACTCTTTCGCAATTTGAGTATTTTTTATGCTAATAGCTTGGTCAAGTGTTTTACCCTTAATCCATTCAGTTACAAGGCTTGAACTGGCAATGGCACTACCACAACCGTAGGTTTTAAATCTTGCATCTTCAATAATGCCCTGATCGTTGACTTTTATCTGTAATTTCATTACATCACCACAAGCAGGTGCACCTACCATACCTGTACCTACAGAGGCATCGTCTTTATTAAACGATCCAACATTTCTAGGATTTTCGTAATGATCAATTACTTTATCAGAATATGCCATTTTTATAAATTTCCTTACTTATCTATCGATTACATTTTATACACACTATTTAGCACACAACATAGTTGTAATCACAGAGAATGATCATTATTTAATTTCCGTAAAGATGTTTGACCACTTTTCTAGTCTGCTACGTTTAGCAAGTTCAGCTTTGAAAACTGAAGATTCATTTACAATATTGTATTGTTTCAAAAGTGTGATCATACATTGTAGATCACCCAATTCCATTTCAAGTCTTTCACGATTTGTTCTGCCTTCATATGTTTCGTCCAAGCCAAATCGAAAAATTTTACTGATTGCTTGAACTACTTCTGCACATTCTTCTTGTGTAATGCTCATAATTTCTTTTTGTCTTTCATTCAAGTAGTAGTTGTTCATCATATTGTTTCCTATAAAATATAAACATATCAACATAATCATCACGCTTTTTTACAAAAAGTTGCGGACCGTCACCTTCAATTGCAATTACAATTGCAATGCGAGAAATGACTATGTTAGTTCGTTCTTCAAATGCCACAGCATATGCCGCACATTGCATAAAGTAATTTTGAATCCAATGTTCTTGTTTTGGTTTGTTTGCGGTTTTAAAATCTATAACTGCGTTTTTGCCGTCAAATTGCGCGACACAATCACTCTTACCCGCCACGCGCAGACGATGAGAATACAAAGGGCATTCAATGCCATATACCTTACCAATATACCTGTCTATAAAAGGTTGTATTTGTTTAAACAATGCAATACTATTAGGCATTTTACCTTCAAATGATAATTTATTATTGAGATAATCTTCGCAAAGTTTATGCACTCTAGTGCCACGATTGGCAGCTTTGAACGAAATTTTATTTGCTTCTTCTTCGCCTACACGTTTACGCCATTCAAGAATGTTTTTTTTACCGTATAGAGATGTAATTGTAGTAACCGAAGGATAAACATTGCCTTCAGGTGTTTGATAATATCGTTTGCCATTTATTATTGTAGTTTGTAGTGGCGTTAATTTGACAAATTCATGTATAAACATTTATTTAATCTTTTCAAAATTGTCCTCGTATTTGATCTTTGCTAATATATAGTCTTTTACTAAAGATGAACGAACAATATCATCTACAGTAAATTCAATTCTCGTAAATGATTCCATGTGATGAACAATGTCAAAGAATTTTAAAATACCACTCATATCATTTCGTTTTTTATTTAAGTCCGTCTGACGATAGTCACCACACCAAATAATTTTAGAACGATAACCAACGCGAGTCATGACTGTATCAATTTCTTCATAACTTAAATTCTGAATTTCGTCTACAAGAATAATTGCATCATCAAAACTCATACCACGAATAAACGATGTGGAAATAAATTCCACAAAGCCTTGCTCTTCCAATCTATCATATGCATCTCGTCTAGCAAAAAGAGTTTCACAGATTTGACGATATGGCTGACGATAAATTTCTGTTTTTTCATTAAGGTCACCAGGCAAGTGTCCTACTTCTCGCGAGGGTACTGCTGAACGAACAATAATAATTTTTTCAAATGGATTTGTTTTATCAAGTACCTCTTCTAATGCTTTATATAAAGCACAAAAAGTTTTACCGGTACCTGCAACACCATGCAATGCTATAAAATAATCTCCTCGCTTGTATGCATCAAAAAATGCTTTTTGATTATCTGTTAAAGGTTGAAAAGCTTTTAAATCATCCAATTTTATTTTAAGTGAGTTATTAACTGCTTTAAGCTGTTTTACATTTAATTCTAATTCAGTATTTGCAACACTTTTTCGCGCCATGTGATATCCTTATTACAATGAATCGATGCACCTCTTAAAATGTATTAATGCTGCTTTTAGAATGAGCTGCTTTTGCTTTTTGTAAAACTTCTCTAAATCCTGAATCAGGTTTACGAAGTCCTAAACGAATTGGATCACCTAAACTTGGTGCAGTTAAAATTACAGTTTCATATTCAGGATGTTCTTTAAGAAATTTTTCTTTTTCACTGATACTCATCATTTTTTCAATAATTTCTTCTGTTTTTTTATGTTGAAAATTGTACGTCGGCATCTATAATTCCTTGTTCATACCAAGCGGGCATTTGTCTCGCTGTCCATTTAGCAAAGCGAACCTTTTCTTGTATATAGTATTTGTGATAAGAGGAAAGCGAATCGTTTTTCACTTTGCAATACTCAGGCATGGCAGGTGTTGGATCAGTAAAAGAAACATTTGAAATGTTCTTTGGCGGGTCCATCAAGTATTCTACTCTTGCTTCACATGCATGATGTTTGCCATAACGATGTGTGTAT